CTGCGCATTGCTGACGACGCCTCCAATGACTGGATGGAGACGGAGCACGGGCCCAGGCTGAACGCCGAGCACGTACAGCGCAGCAAGCTGAGGATTGAGACGCGGCTGAAGCTGCTGGCGAAGTGGAGCCCGAAGAAGTACGGTGAGAGGGTGCAGGTGGCCGGCGATGCCGACAACCCGATCAAGCTGGAGGCGGAGTTGCACGCCGAGAAGCTGCTGCAGGCGATCCTGGAGAACGCCCAGATGAAGCGTCAGGCGTCGGAGTCATAGGCGTGGCCTATGGCTGGAGCTAGGGTAAACCCTTGGTCGGGTGCTGAGGGGATGCGGAAATCCCGGGCTGAGACCGACTGGGGTGCGGCGGGCGCCTGGGGGGTCATTGGAAGTTTCTATGCTGCGGCGCAGCATGGCCGGTGATGATGCAGAATGGCTGCGTCCTATCAGACAGTCGCGGTGCTGCGACCCGCTCCAAGGCTCGACAAAGCCGCGGAGCACCCGCCCCGGGGGCCTTGGCGGGCTCTCGGGGCTCCTACATGGATCGATGATGGCGGATGCGCCGGCTGAGGCGCTGGGGTTCGACGCCCCCGGGTCCATTCTGGGCCTGACGAGAGGTGGGAGAGCGCGTGGTGTGAAGTCCGTCCCGAGAGGGGGCGCGCAGGCCGGAGATCAGCGCCGGTCGTCATCATCGAGCCGCTTGACAAGCGCTGACGGAGCCTGCAGAATGCGCCCCGTTGGCGTGGAAACCGACACAAAGAGCCCTTGCCCATCCTTCCGCCCCGGCCGCGAGTCCGGGGTTTCCACCGGGAGGATGGTCAAGGGCTTCGTCGTTTCTGCGCCGGCCGTCAGGGCGCGTCAGCATATGGGCCTGCATGGGCTGCACCCAGGAAACACCGGCCTCCCTCCACCCGGGAGGGCCGTCCAGCCTGTTGGCGAGGGACTGGGCAAGACGCGGGGGCCAAGGTGACGACGAGCCCCGCATCGAGTGAATCGCCGCCCCCAGGGTGCGCTGGGTCGCAAGACCGGGCGAGGAGTGACAGGTGCTGTCACCCTTGGGGAACCTATGAGGAGCGCATGAACGACCTGAGAACCGCAGCGCAGCAGGCGGTGGAGAAGGTCAACTCGGTTGCGAGCCGGGCCATCAAGGCGGCGGAGGCCAAGGAATGACTGACGAGCAACACGGCCACTACATCCGAGCGCTGATGATGGCCGACCGGCTGATCGGCGACGGCCCGGAGAAGCGGGACTGGCGGCTGTCCTTCGGCCGGCTGTTCGAGGGCCGGCGGGAGTCGCCAATCCCCGAGGACGTGGGCACAGAGGTGGAGTACGTGCTGCGCTCGCGTATCAATGCGGCGCGGCGGGCCATCGGCTGGGCGCTGACTCAGGACCACCCGCAGGGTTGGGCGCTGGGGCGGGGCGCCCGGCGGTCGCTGGAGACGGCCATGGCGGCGCTGGGCGGCGACGACACCGTGGTGGTTCTGCACGCCCCTGAGCCGCTCCTGAACCTCTCTGAACCGACATCCCAGATCGAGGGAGTGCCTGTATGACCCACCAGAAGCCGCCACAAGCGCCGATCGGCCGCGCGCCGGTGTTGCCCCTGCCTGAGTCCCGGCCGCGTGCTCCCAGGCCCGTCTGCGCCCTGCTGAGGCCCCGTAAACCTCGCTGATGTACAATCTGCGCTTACACCACAGCGCGGAGAACCCATGAGATTCGGTTCAGTGTGTAGCGGGATTGAAGCGGCGAGCGTAGCCTGGGGGCCGTTGGGGTGGGAGGCGGCGTGGCTGGCGGAGATCGAGCCGTTCCCGTCGGCGGTCTTGGCGCATCACTACCCGAGCGTGCCCAACCTGGGGGACATGACGACGCTGCCTGATCGCATTCTGTCGGGTGAGGTTGAGGCGCCTGACCTGTTCTGTGGGGGCACGCCGTGTCAGGCGTTCAGTGTGGCCGGCCTGCGCCGGTCGCTGGATGATGCCCGGGGCAACCTTTCTCTGACCTTCTGCGAGATCGCCGATGCAATTGACCATGTTCGACTCGCTGGAGGAAAGCCTGCCAGCATCGTCTTCTGGGAGAACGTCCCCGGAGTCCTCAACACTGCCGACAACGCCTTCGGGTGCTTCCTCGGGGCGCTCGCTGGCTGCGATACCGCCATCGAGCCGCTGGCCGCGACCGGGTGGACCGACGCGGGTGTGGTTGCTGGACCCAGCCGCACAGTCTGCTGGCGTGTCTTGGATGCCCAATTCTTCGGCTTGGCCCAACGACGCCGCCGTGTGTTCGTTGTCGCGAGTGCTAGAGAAGGGTTCGATTCCGCCGCGGTTCTTCTTGAGTTCGAAGGCGTGCGCCGGGATTCTGCGCCGAGCCGAGAAGCGGGGGAAGGAGCTACCGGAGGCGCTACGCCGAGCTTTGGAATCCGTAGCGCAAACACAAAGGCCAACGGATGGGGAATCCAGCGAGAACTGACGCACACACTGGACACGGCGTCGCCTCAGATCGTGGCGCAAGCCTTCGGTGGCGGGCAGAACTGCGCTCAGACTGATGTGAGCACGGCGCTGAGTGCCCATCCTGGTGGGTCAAGGCTGGACTTCCAGACGGAGACGTTCGTCGCTCACACCCTGCGCGGCGAAGGGTTCGACGCCAGCGAGGACGGCACGGGGCGGGGGACGCCGCTGGTGCCGGTCATGTCCAACGACCCGGCCACAGCCATCTGCGCGAACGAGCAGCGCACCTACACCAACGAGGGCAGCAGGTTCCAGCTTCGCAACGTGGTGGCGCAGCCGGTGGGCGTGCTGGCATGGCAGCCCGGCAACGTGACCCGTGGTGCTGGCAGCCCGCCCAGCGCCGAGGTGTTCCCGACCCTCAAGTCGGATCATGGGCGCGGGGCCAGTGACCAGCAGCCGCATGTGCTGGCGTTCGACACAACGCAGATCACCTCCGCGGCCAACTACAGCAACCCGAAGCCCGGCGACCCGTGCCACCCTTTGGCGGCTGGGGCGCACGCGCCGGCCATCGCCTTCAGCAGCAAGGACCACGGCGCCGACGCCACCGCAGACCTCGCGCCCACGCTGCGCGCGATGAACCACGCCGACAGCCACGCGAACGGGGGCGGGCAGATGGCGGTGGCGTTCACCGCTACCGGACAAGCGGGAGCCGGGTGGGCGCCGCCGTCGTTCCCTGTAGAGGTTGAACGCGCCCAAACGCTGGACACGCGCCGCGCTCAATCGGTCATGCAGAACATGCAAGTCCGTCGCCTTACCCCCACCGAATGCGAGCGCCTGCAGGGCTTCCCAGACGGCTACACCGCCATCCCCTGGCGAGGCAAGCCCGCCAGCGAGTGCCCTGACGGCCCGCGCTACAAGGCCCTGGGCAACTCCTGGGCCGTGCCGGTGGTGCGGTGGATTGGTCGGCGGATTCATGCGGCTCTATGAACCTCGCTGAGACCCTGGCCGCGCCGGACGTCCGGGGGGCGCTGAATGCGCTGCCGGCAGACAAAAGGCTGGCGTACTTGTGGCGGGCCCGGTGGCTGCAGCAGGCGCACGGGCATCAGGTGTTGCCGTCGGGGGACTGGTGGTCGATCTGGCTGATGCTGGCCGGGCGGGGCGCCGGGAAGACCAGGACGGCCGCGGAGCAGGTGGGCTGGTGGGCCTGGGAGAACCCGGGGACGCGCTGGCTGGTGGCGGCGCCGACGTCGTCTGATGTGCGGGGGACGTGCTTCGAGGGCGACTCGGGGCTGATGAGCGTGATCCCTGCGCCGCTGATCGTGGAGTACAACAAGGCGCTTCACGAGCTCCGTCTGACGAACGGGTCGCTGATCAAGGGCATCCCGGCGTCGGAGCCTGAGCGCTTCCGGGGGCCGCAGTTCCATGGGGGTTGGTGCTGCATCCCGGGAACCATGATCGCCGCGCCGGGCGGAGGGCGGCCGATCGAGACACTGCGGGCTGGTGATGTCGTGCTGACTCGGCATGGCCCCAGGCGAGTGCTGGCGGCCGGCCCGTCGGGCAACCCTGCGGGTCTGGTGAGGCTGGATTGTGGCGAGACGAGCTTGACTGTGACCGAGGACCATCCCATACTGGTGGGCGACCAGTGGGTGGCTGCTGGCGACGTCAAGGAAGGCGCCTCGGTATGGGCTACAAGTACATCGGCGGCAGGTACGCGCACCGGGTCATCTACGAGCGGCACCACGGGCCGATTCCGGCTGGCTGGGTGGTTCATCACCGAGATGGCGACCCTGGCAACAACGACATCGCGAACCTGGAGGCGATGCCTCGGGCTGAGCACAACCGGATGCACCAGACCGGCAAGCCGACCACGGACGCTCAGAAGGCTGCTGCAGCGGCTACTCTGGCCAAGCTGCGCACTCCCAAGGATGGGCGCTGCCTTCAGTGCGGTGCCGGGTTTGTCTCCGTGGCTGTTGGGCGGGTGGGTTCCTTCTGTTCTCGCGATTGCACGGAGCGGTGGCGGCGCAACGTGTTCCAGTCCGAGCAGCGGGCCTGTGAGGTCTGCCGGGGCGCGTACATCGCGACAAAGCGGTTCCAGCGGTACTGCTGCCGGGCGTGCAACAACCGATCCAAGGTGCGAACCTACCGCAGTCAGCCGACTGGTGGTACGCCGCGTCGAACGCTTGCCCAACGCCCCGACGTACAACCTGACTGTTGAGGGCGAGCACGAGTTCATCGCCAACGGCATCGTCGTCCACAACTGCGACGAGCTTGCCGCCTGGGACTACCTTCAGGAAACCTGGGACCAGATTCAGTTCGGCGTGCGTCTGGGGCAGAGGACGCGGATGGTGATCACCACCACTCCAAAGCCGAAGGATCTGGTGATCGAGTTGATCGGACGGGAGGGTGACGACGTCACGGTGACCAGGGCGTCGACGTACGCGAACCTCGGCAACCTCTCGGCGAACTTCAAGAAGCAGATCCTGCAGTACGAGGGCACGACGCTCGGCCGGCAGGAGATCCACGCCGAGATCATTGACCCCGAGGAGGGCGGCATCGTCAAGCGGGCGAGTTTCCGTCTGTGGCCTGCTGACAAGCCGTTCCCGAAGTTCGAATACGTGGTGCAGAGCTACGACTGCGCGACGTCGGAGAAGACGCAGAACGACCCGACTGCTTCGAGCACCTGGGGCGTGTTCAAGCCCGAGGACGGGCCGATGTCGGTGATGCTGATCGACTGCTGGCAAGACCGGCTGCAATATCCCGACCTGCGGCCGAAGGTGATCGACGAGTATGAGACGGTCTTTGAGTCGGGGGCTGACGGGCGCGAGAGGAAGCGGGTGGACCTGATCCTGATCGAGGACAAGTCGGCTGGCATCTCCCTGATTCAAGACTTGCAGCGGGCGCATCTGCCGGTGCGGGCGTACAACCCCGGCAGGGCGGACAAAGTGCAGCGGCTGAACATCGTCTCGCACATCATCGCCCGGGGGCGGGTGTGGATTCCCGAGTCGACGCAGCGCCGCGGGTATGTGAGGGACTGGGCTGAACCCCTGGTGTCGCAAGTCTGCGCATTCCCGCAGACCACGCATGATGATCTGGTGGATACTGTGACGCAGGCCCTTCGATTCCTGCGCGATTCCGACTGGTTGGAGGTTGACCCACCGCCTCGGGATGATTGGGACGAAGACGACTTCGCAGACACTGGTCGCCCGAAGCGGGAGAATCCGTATGCGGCGTGATGGCACGCAGGTGTTTTCGGTCTACGAGAAGCATGTGATGCTGGACCGTGATCAGGAGGTGTTCGAACATCTCCCGAGCCCGTTGTGCTGGTGCATGCCGCGCCTGGAGTACGTGGACCCCGAGACCGGCAATGAGGTGTGGGTTCACCACGAGCCGCACTAGGGGAAGCGATGGATTTCAAGTACGACGAACTGCGGCGGCTGGGGCTTACGAAAGAGCCCCAAGAGCTCACCGAGGCAGAGCGAGCAGAGCTGTCCAAGCCGTCGTTCCGGATTTCCAGCCCTGGGCGCCGCCAGCCTGATCTGCGCGGCGGCAGCGAGGCGGGCGCTACCATTCTGTCGAGCACGTTGGCCTCAGTGCCGGCCGGTGTGGCGACGATCGGAGCGCTTCCATTCGGCGTCAAAACCGCCGCTGAGGTTGGCCAGCGGGTGCAAGACCGCCTGACCATCGACCCGAAGACCGAGGGCGGCATACGGGCCACCATGGGCGTTTTGAACGCCCTTGCGCCCCTTGGCGTCCCGGGTGAGTGGATCGGCGACAAGGTGTACGGGGCGACGGGTTCGCCGGGCGCTGCGGTGGCGGCACAGATGCTGCTGGACCCGCTGAACGCAGCAGGTCTGGTTATGGCTGGGCCTGCTCTGCGTGCTGGTGCCCGGGCTGCCGGCCAGGGCGTGAAGCGTGCTGGTCAGGCGACAGTGCAGAACCTGGGCCCGAAGGTGGCCGAGCTCGCCGAGAGCTACATGCGCCGGTCTGGCATGACGCCGGAGATCACGACCTACCACGGCACGCCGCACACCTTTGCTCCTGAGCCTGGGCTGCCGCTGGGGCGGTTCCGCTCCGAGAAGATCGGCAGCGGTGAGGGCTCAAGAGAATACGGACATGGTTTGTACGTGGCCGAATCGCCCGAGGTAGCGAAGTCATACAAAACAAAAGATGGAGTAATTTACACAGTTGACCTGCCGGACCAAATAATCAATCGTATGCTTGACTGGGATCAGCCGGTCAATGAGTCAACGATTGAGGTCTTGAAAAGGATAAAGATACCAAACAAGTCCCTGAAGAGCCTAAACGCAACTGACGTTGACGATTTGGTGTTCATGTATTCCGAGAAGACGGGGCAGGAGTGGTACGACATCTTGTCAGACATGCTTGGCGGGGATGCAAAGGCGAGCGAAGCCTTACGCAAGGCTGGAATTCCGGGCATTCGTTACTTGGATGCGGAGTCTAGGGCCAAGGGTGAGGGCACGCGCAACTTCGTCGTGTTCCCGGGCGAGGAGCAGAATCTGCGCATCTTGGAGCGCGACGGCGTGAAGGCAGAGAATGCGGTCAAGAAGGCCCAAGGTGGGGCCGTGGAAGGATCAGACATGAGCTACTCGCAGGTTGTGGACCGAATCAAGAGCGGTCTGGTCCAAGGCGGCATGGACAGCGGGCAGGCGATGGAAGCCGCTCTGCGGATGGCCGAGTCCAAGA